GATGATAACTATATCACATCACTTATAGAAGTAGCAGAAAATGTTGTAGAACGTCATATAGGTTATAAATTAAGTGATAAGGTTGAAGCAAATGATGGTTGTCTTCCAAAGGGCATGGAACATGCTATGTTACTCCTTATTGGTCATTTCTACAACACAAGAGAAGCTGTAACATTTGGTTCAGGAACTGAACTTCCACTTGGATATAATTATCTTCTCGATTTATTTACAAATTTAGGATATTGGGGTTAGTATGCAAGCAGGGTTATTAAATAAACAAGTAGAGATATACAAACCAATAACTATAACTAATGAAGTTGGCGCATCTACAACAAAATGGGTTTATGTACGTACAACAAAGGCAAATGTACGTAATATCGGTATGAATAGAGGTCAGCAACTTAATGAAGTATTTTATCCAACCTCGAAGGAAATTATAATACGTTCATATCACACAATAGACGAGTTTTATCGCTTCAAATACGAAGATAAAATGTATAAGATAATATCGTATAGCTATCGTCAAGAATTTAATGATATAGATATATTCTGTGATTTAGTAAATGAATAACGCTAAAATTGAAATAGACTCTAAAAGTTTAGAAAAGATAATAGACGAACTTTCTGGTAAAGAAATGGTAAAGGCCCAAAAACGTGCCTTATCTAAAGCTGGTCGATTACTATTTAAGCAAACTAAACAGAATGTAGCGTCAATGGTTCCAAATTCAAGGAAACCTAACCCAAAATATAGTGATACTCTATACGATGGTGTTAGAATTAGTGTACAGCAAGATTCTGATTTTAGATGGTTTGTTAAGGTTCACGTTTTGGGTTCTCGTGGTAAGACTTCTGGTACTTTTAGATTGCGTTTCTTTGAAGGTGGAACAATACCACGTAAGACTAAAAACGCCTATACAGATAAATTGGGTAGAACATATCCAGCTGGTCAAAATAGAGGTCAATTAAGGGCGTACAATTTCTTCAGTTCTGCTGTAACTGCAAAACAATCAGAAGTTATAGAAGCGATAGAAACGAACCTTGTTGAAGAAATTCAAAAAATTATCAATGACAAATAAATGATACAATCTATACTTATACCAAAAATCGTTTACGAAGCATTGAAAAACGATGCAACATTAAACGAATATATAAACCAACGTATATTTCCGATGATAGCAGATTTTGGTACTCAATTCCCATATGTTGCTTACTCCAGAACCTATATCACACCTACGTATACAAAGGATTTTTACACCGAAGACACTGTTGGTATAGAAATTATTGTGGCTTCCAACGATTACTTAGAATCACTTGCAATTGCAAACCAAATAAGGTCTATATTCGAGTGTAAAACCCTCAAAACATCAGAACTTACAATATCACGAATTACATTATCTTCTGTTACTGAAGCATATGACGACCAAGCTAACGCATTTGTACAGCGTATAACATTCGATTTCAAAGTTAACTAACACTTACTTGGAAGTGTTTATTTTTAATAAAACAAAACAAACAAATATATTTCATTTTATAAAATGGCAAATAGTTCAAATATTGTTAAGGGTCAAGAGTTAATGTTGTTCCAAGACGGTAAATCTATCGCTTTTGCAACTTCTCACACTCTTACCATCACAGGTAACACAACTGATATCAGTTCAAAAGACCATGGTTTCTTTACAGCAAGTGCATTAACTTCAATCACTTGGGAAATCTCTGCAGAGAATCTTTATACAGATGATGCATTCAACAGTTATTTCGACGCAATGGTTAATACTCGCATACCTATTGAGGTTGTATTCGGTCATTATACTGATGACACACAATTAGCAATTAACGGTATTGTTAGCGATGACGGTTCAACTGGACAAGAGTCTTGGACTGGCCCTGACACTGAAAATTCTGATGTTGTATATTACAAGGGTAGCGCATACATCACGTCTTTAACTGCTAATGCAGCTAACGGTGATAACGCAACTTTCAGCGTAACACTTTCAGGCGTTGGTAAGCTCGAACAAAAGAAGCCAAACGCATAATTTTCACTCATATTTTAGGGCTGTCCTTACGGCAGCCCTCTTTTACAAAAACACATAACATACAAACATGAAAATACAGATATTAGACAGAGAAGTTGAATTACGAAATTCATTTAGAGCATACATAATTTTTGAAAACATTACAGGTAAATCATTCCAATCCATGAATTCATTAGCAGATGTATTGTGTTTTATGTATGCAACAATTTTAGGCTCTCTAAAAACAACTGATATTACTTGGGATGATTTCGTAGACTATATTGACGAACACCCAGAAGTAGTAACTGCTTTCTCACAATGGGTAGTTGATTCTAATACAGTTATAAATGAAGCGTCAAATAAGTTGGTTGAGGAAGAGTCGGCTAAAAAAAAGACACGCAAGACGAAAAAGTCTTAAAATATCATAAAATCTACTATATAATCTGTTTTGAATACGCATTAGTTCCTGTTCAGTATTTCTTAGATGAAATGCCGTTATGGGATATTAATGATTTGATAGTTGGTTTATCATATAAGGGTCGTCAGGAATGGGAAAGACTTCGTACAGGAGCATACATTACAATTGCTCCACATTGTAAGAAAATCGATAAGAATAAGATGTTACCGTTTCCATGGGATGAGAAGCCAGATACATCAATTTCAAATAAAGATATAGACAGAATGAAGGCATTAGCTAAGAAATTTGAGAAGGGTGCATAAGCACCCTTTTTATTTTTATATAAGAAATAGATTTTAACAAGATATATGGCAGGAAATAATTTTAGTATACGTGCCAGCTTCGATGGGACAGAATTAGTACAGGGTTTTCAAGATGTTAAATCAGAATTAAACGGTCTAAAAACTGCTGGTGATAACGCCGGCAAGTCATTAGGCCAAATGTTACAACAAAAGAATTCTACGTCTAATTATTCTCGTCAACTTGGACAGATAAAACAGCAATTGACCGACTTATCAGTTAACTATTCTCGATTAAGTGATGCTGAGAAGAATAGTGAATTTGGTGTGGCAATGGCTAACAAAATAGAAGAATTAAAAATCAAAGCATTAGAACTTAAAGGAGTAATAGACGATGTAAATTCGTCTTTATCTGGTAAAGGTGGTGCTATTGATATGGGTCCAATGGATTTTGGACAACAATGGTCAGAATTACAACGAAATGCCGAACAAACCCATGCAAAATTTGAAAGTGTTAGAAAAATATCATCTGGTGTCGCTAGCGGTTTTGCTGCTATACAAGGTGCTGCTGCACTTTTAGGTGGTGAAAATGAGAACTTAGAAAAAACGTTAGTTAAGGTTCAAGGAGCTATGGCAGTAGCACAAGGTATTGGTGGTATTTGGGATTTAGTTGAAGGTATTATGCAAGCGTCATTGGCGTATGGCATAAATACTATTGCTTCAGCAGCAAATACTACCGCTTCAGTAGCGAATACTGCTGCAAAAACAGCAAATACATCTGCTAACACTACTAATACAACAGCAGTAGCTGCTAATACAACAGCAAACAACACAAATACAACAAGCCTAGTAGCAACAACTGCAGCCGGTGGTAAATTATCTAAGTGTGTCGGTGGTATTAAATCAGCATTTGGTGGATTAACTAAATTCCTTACAGGTGCTGGTGGTCCTATTGTTGCATTTGCTGCATTAGCTGCTGGTGCGATTGCCGTTGTAGGTAATATGGATAAAATACAACGTTCAATACAAGGTTTAAGCAAAGCAAACCAAGCAGCAGTTGACGCAGCAAAATTAAATACTGAACTTACAAAACTTGCGTCACAATCAGCATCAGATAAGGTAACAAGAGTTCTCGAATTAGCAAACGCATACAACAAATTAGGTGATGACTTGAACGCTAAACAACAATTCGTTACAACATATAGTGGTGAATTGGAAACAATGGGTATCAAAATGACAGATGTAAATGAGGCTGAAGATGTTTTCAAAAATGGAACAAAAGATTATATAAATGCTATAATGTCCAGAGCAAAGGCTGATGCATTACGTGAAAAGGCAGCAGAAGATTACAAGAAGTCATTAGATAAGATGGCTGAACTTGAAGAAGAAGTTGCTAGACAAAAAGCATTACAAGCAGAAGGTACACCAGAAAAAACATTTGGACAAAATTTGATGCAATCTATTATTGGCGCATCAGTATATGAAGGTGTGCCTGTGAATGTTGTACAAGATTTCAATGATGCTATTACAGATGAGATTGCAGCAGATAATGTTAAAGACGCAGAAGACGCATTAGAAGCATACAAAAAACAAGTAGATGCAGATATGCAAAAGTTGTTCGATGAAGCAGCTAAATATGATGCTGAAGCTGATGCTAAGTTAAAAGCTAGTGGAACAGGTAAGCCAAAAGGTGGTTCAGGCGGTTCAGGTGGTTCAACTACTCCACCTCCAGCAAAAGGTTCACTTAAGGCTGCTCAAGCTGAAGCACAACGTCTTCAAGATTTGCTAAATAATATGGACGTAAACAGTCCTAAATTCGAACAAACTAAGCAAGCATTAAAAGCTGCTCAAGCTGAAGTTGAAAGAATTCAACTTTTAATGGCTGATACAGATTATAGTTCTGAATCATTAGAAGCTGCACGAAAGGAAGTTAGAACACTACAAGATAAGCTAAATAAAATGGACGTAAACAGTCCAGAATTTGAAGCTACACGACAAGCATTAATATCTGCCCAAGAAGAAGTAGAACGAATAAACAAAGCAATTAAAGGTCAAGATTTCTCAACAGGTTCATTAGAAGAAGCTCAACAACAAGTTAGAGAATTAGAAAGTAGAATTAGTAAGATGGACGTAAATAGTCCTGATTTTGCTGCTACAAAACAAGCATTAGATGAAGCTAAAAAGAAGGTTGAAGAAATACAATTATTGTTAGGTGATGGACCAAAAGAATTAACAATATTAGAGAAATACGACCAAGCTGCAAGTAAAGTAAATGATATTGTTAAGCAACACGAAATTGGTCTTATCGATACAGAAACTGCAAAGAAACAAATCAACGAAATAAACGCAGAGCTTGCTGCATTAGGTCTTAAACCAATACAAGTTCAATTAGAGGTTCAGACAGATGCAGTAATGGATGCGTATTCTGAAATCCGTAAAAAGATAGATGATACTTTACAGAAATATGACATCGGTGCAATAGGTCCAAAACAAGCGCAAGAGTTAATCAATTCATTTAACGCAGAATTAGAAGCGATAGGATTAAAACC